GGGATCGTCGACGAGTGGTGGCTGTTTCGCTCGTACCGCGAGCGGCAGGCCTACACCGGGCTCGCGACCGCGTTGCACAAGATCCAGGATGCTTGGCTGCTGGCGATCTCGACCGCCGGGTATGAGCTCGACTCCCAGCTCGGCGAGACCTACGAGGCAGCGCTGCAGCTCCCGGATCTCGAGGTGCGCGATCACGGGTGTTTGACGGTCGCGCGCGACCGCGACGCGGGATTCCTGATGTGGTGGTACGGGGCGCCGGAGGACGCCGACCTCGAGGATCCCGCGGTGGTACGCGCGTGCAACCCCGGCAGCTGGGTGGATGTGGAGGAGATCATGCGTGCCCGCCTGCGGCCCGACAATGACGACCTCGAGTGGCAGCGGCTGCACACGAACCGGTGGCTGCGGGTGCGGGGTCTGTGGATCCCGCACGCGGTGTGGGCTGGACTGCGCTGCGACGAGGAGATCCCCTCTGGCGCCCCGGTCGCGGTCGGGATGGACGGGGCGCTCAACTACGACACGACCGCGGTCGTGTGGTCGTGGCGCAACCCGGACGGCCGGGTCATCCAGCGGGCACGCGTCTGGTCGGTGCGCGACGGCGCGCCCGCCCACGAGCACCCCGCCGGCGACCGGCTCGACAACGAGGCGACCGCGGAAGCGTTCGTGGTCGGCCTCGCCCAGCGCCACCACGTCGTCGCGGTCGCGCTCGACCGCCGCTACCTCTCCACCGAGGCCCGCCATCTCTCCGACGCCGGCCTCGAGGTCGTCGAGCTCGAGCAGCACTCGGCGGCGATGTACGACGCCACCCAGGGTTACTACGACGACGTCACCGCCGGCCGGGTCGGCCACGACGGCGACGAGGTGTTCGCCGCCCACATCGCCGCGACCGCCGGCCAGCGAAGCGAACGAGGCTGGCGTGTGTACAAGCTGAAGAGCTCCCGTCCGATCGACGCGACCACCGCCGCGATCATGTCGCGGTGGGCGCTGCTGCACGCCCCGAAGCGGCCGCGGCCGTGGACGGCGAGGCTCTGAGCCGATAGGCGGGACCGATGCGGATCCCGTTCCGACGCCGCCCCACGCCCGCCATGGCGCCGACGAACGCCCCGTCGCGCAAGCTCGCCCCGGACGACATCCCGTGGTCGCTCGACCCGGAGTCGCTGTTCGCGTGGCTGTCAACGGGACGCGGCCTCTCGGTGGAGCAGGCGGTGGGGCTGCCGGCGCTGCTCGGCGCGATCTCGCGGGGCGCGCACGCGCTCGGGATGATCCCCCAGCTCGTCTACGAGGGTGATGCGCCCAACCGGCGCCGCGCCCGCGGCAGCTGGCAGTGGGAGCTGCTGCACCGCCGGCCCAACCAGGACCCGGCCGGCACACCGTTCGCCGTCCGCGCCGATCTGGCCGCCTGTCTGATGTCCGACGGGAACGCCTACCTGCGCAAGCTGCGCTCCCCGACCCGCAACCGGGTCGTCGAGCTGCTCCCGCTCGACCCCACCAAGATCGACGTCGTCCGCCGCGGCGGCCAGGTCGTGTTCCTCGACCGCAGCGAGGGCGGCGGGCCCGTGGTGCGCACCTCCAGCGAGATCATCCACATCCGCGGTTTCGCGACCCGCGGCGCGCTCAAGGGTGTGTCCCCGATCACCGCCGCCAGGGTCGCGTTCATGGCCGGCCTGAAACGGCAGCGGTTCGAGGAGCGCTACTACGACAACGACGCCCGGCCCGGCGGGGTGATCGAGTTCCCGCAGAACGTGTCGGCGGAGGAGGGCGAGGACTGGCTGGCGCTGTGGCGCTCCCAGCACCAGGGGGTGGAGCGCTCCCACGAGCCGGCGGTGATCGGCGGCGGCGCCCGCTGGGTCACGGTGCCGATCTCGCTCGAGGACGCCCAGTTCGTCGAGGCGCAGAAGATGACGACCCGCGACATCGCCGCGATCTACGGGTTCCCGCCGTCGTTCCTCGGCGACACCGACCAGCCGATGAGCGAGCAGGACTGGCGTGCGTTCGTGACGTTCGGGCTCGGCTGGATGTACACCGCGATCGACCAGGCGATGAACGCCGACCCGGACCTGGTGCCGCCCGGCTCCGACCTCACGATCGAGCATCTCCCCGACGCGCTGCTGAAGCCGTCGCAGCGCGACCGCTACGCCGGGTACAAGGACGCTCGCCAGGCGGGCTGGCTCTCCCCCAACGAGATCCGCGCGCTCGAGAACTACCCGCCGGTGGAGGGCGGCGACGAGATCCAGATGACCCCGGTCGGCGGCGCCCCAAACCCGGGGCCCGACGCGGGGACTCCCACGGGCGGCTGAACCGGTCGCGTTCCCGGGACGGCTGCCGATAGGCGACAGTGTGATGAGGGAACGCAAGGCGTTCAAGCTCCGGATCCGGGAGCTCGGCGACAACGGCCTGTTCGAGGGGTACGCCTCCACGTTCGGCAACGTCGACAGCTACGGCGACATCGTGGAGCGGGGCGCGTTCGCCCGCACGATCGACCAGAACGACGGCCGGTTCCCGATCCTGTGGCAGCACCGCAGCGACGAGCCGATCGGGGTCTCGGTCGAGATGAGCGAGGACCTCCACGGCCTCGCTGTCACCGGCCAGCTGAACCTCGAGACCCAGCGCGGCCGGGAAGCGCACTCGCTGCTGCGACAGGGCGCGATCAAGGGCCTCTCGATCGGGTTCGAGACCGTCAAGCAGACGCTCCTGGGCGGGGTGCGCCACCTCGTCGAGATCCGGCTGTGGGAGTTCTCGGTGGTGACGTTCCCCGCCAACGACCTCGCCACCGTCACCGCGGTCAAGACCGGAGAGCTCGACGAGCTCGAGGTGGCGCTCGCCGCGCACCGGCTCGCGCACACCTCCCAGAAAGAAGGCCGCGTCCTCTCGGACGCGAACCGCCGGCTCGTCGAGTCGGCGATCGAAGCTCTCACGGCACTCCTCGCCGCCGCCGACAAGGGCGGCAACGGACCCGCCGCCGCTCGCGAAGACCCGGCGTACGCCACTCTCCGCGGCCTGTTCACCAACTGCAGACCATGAAGGGGGATTCGCGATGAGCGACGAGCTGAAGCAGATCGCCGAGGAGTTCCAGGCGACCTGGCACGAGTTCAAGCAGCGAGCGGACGAGCGCGACGCCGAGGTGAAGCGTCTCGGCGAGGCCTCCGCCGAGACCGCGCAGACGATCGAGCGGCTCCAGGACACCCTGGACAAGCTCGAGGCGCGCCTCGAGAAGGCGTCGCTCGACACCAAGCCCGGCGGCCGGTCGGAGCGCTCCGAGACGTTCCTGTCCTGGTGTCGCAAGGGCCAGCTCGGCCCCGACGAGCTGAAGGTGCTGACCGTCTCCGACGACACGACCGGCGGGATCATCGCGCCCGACGAGTTCGTCGCCGAGCTGCTCAAGGGCGTGATCGAGTACTCCCCGATCCGCGAGCTCGCGACCGTGCGCACCACCACGTTCGGGTCGGTGAAGGCGCCGAAGCGCACCGGCACCTTCGCCGCGCAGTGGGTGAGCGAGCAGGGCACCCGCAGCGAGACGACCGGGTACTCGCTCGGCCAGGAGGAGATCCCCACCCACGAGCTGTACGCGCTCGTGGATGTCTCCAACGTCGACCTGGAGGACACCGCGCTCGACCTCGAGGGGCTGCTGCGCGACGAGTTCTCGGAGCAGTTCGGCGTCGCCGAGGCCACCGCGTTCGTGAACGGCAACGGCGTCGGCAAGCCCTGGGGGATCCTCCAGGACAGCTCGATCCAGACCGTCACCTCGCTGACCGCGAACGCGCTCGACGGCCGCGACTTCGCTCAGGTGTTCTACCAGCTGAAGGAGCCCTACCAGGGCCAGGCGACGTGGCTGCTCAACCGGCTCACCGTCCGTGACGCCCGCAACCTGCGCGACACGACGAACAACTTCATCTGGCAGCCCTCGCTGGGCTCCGACACGCCCGCCACGATCCTCGGTCGCCCCTACCGGATGGCGTCCGACTTCCCGACCGTCGCCACCGGCGCGAAGGCGATCGCGGTCGGCGCGTTCAAGCGCGCCTACTGGGTGGTCGACCGGGTCGCGCTCGCCGTGCAACGCGACCCGTTCACCCAGGCGACCACGGGGAACGTGCGGTTCATCGCGCGCCGGCGCGTCGGCGGCCAGGTCGTCGTGCCCGAGGCGATCAAGATCCTGACCATCCAGTGACCCGGCGGCAACGAAGCAAGGAGATGAACGATGCGTGACCTGTACAACCGCGTCGACGCCGCCGCGTCCCTGCACCCGGCGGCCCGCAGCGCGTCCGCGAACGGCACCGGGGTCGACCTGCAGGGCTACGAGGCCTGCGAGGTCGTCGTCGAGTTCGGCGCCTGGACGGACGGCACCCACACCCCGAAGATCCAGGAGTCCGACGACAACACCACGTTCACCGACGTCGCCGCCGCAGACCAGCTCGGCTCGTTCACCGCGGTCTCCTCTGCCGCCGGCCAGAACGCGGTGCAGCGGGTCGGCTACCGCGGCAGCAAGCGCTACCTGCGCGTGGTGATGACCGTCGCCGGCGCCACCACCGGGGCGCTCTCGGCCGCCCAGGTGCTGCGTGGATGCAAGCGCCACCGCGGCACCCTCGTCTGACCCCTCCCGACCTGGCGCCCGCGCGGCCCGTTCCGCGCGGGCGCCCACCCTCCCGGAAGGAGCCCACCCTGTGAAGATCACGATCGTCGAGACCACCAAGGCGGCCCCCGACGGGATCGCTGTCCTCGAGCTCGCAGCCGGCTCGGAGCACGACCTGCCCGACCCGATCGCAGAGTCGCTCGTCGCCCAGGGCGTCGCGAAGCCCGCCGGCGCGGCCGCGAAGGCGAAGCGGGCGGCGCCAGAGAACAAGGCCGACGGCGACGGCAGCGACGGCCCCGACAGGGCCTGACAGCGGCGGCGGCTGACCGATGCCGCTCGCCGCGAACGCGCTCACCAGCGTCGCGAACGCGCGTCTCTGGCTGCGCGACAGCCAGGCCGACCAGGCACGGCTCGAGCTGATGATCAACTCGGTGTCGCTGCTGATCGCCGCCTACACCCGCCGCGAGTTCGTGCCCGCCGTCAACGCCGCCACCCGCCGGTTCCGCTACGACGGCGGAGGGATCCTCTCGCTCGCCCCCTACGACCTGAGGTCGGTCACCGCGATCGTGCTGTTCTCCGACCTGCCGTCCTCCAGCCAGCGCACCCTGGCAGCGCAGAGCCCCACCCAGGCCGGCGAGTACCGGCTCGAGCCGCGCAACCGGACACCCGAGCAGACGTGGCTGCGGGTCGCGCTGCCCGTGCTGCCGGCCCCCGCGGGCGCTGCCAGAGCGTTCGGCTACGAGGTCGCGGTGACCGGCGACTGGGCGGTAGGGTCGGTCCCCGCTGACGTCGAGGAGGCCGCGCTGATCGCGATCGAGGACATGTGGCGCAACCCCGGGGGCGCCGCCTCCCGCTCGCTCGGCGCCTTCGAGGTCGTCGGCGAGGTGCCTGTCCCGGCCGACGCCGGCGACGCTCTCCCGCGGGCGGCCCGCCAGAAGCTGCGCCGGCTGATGCGCGCGAGGCTCTGACCGTGGCCAGCCAACGCCTCGTGATCGTCGACGACCGGTTCGGCCGGTTCGAACGGTCCGTCGAGGAGGCGGTCGGGCGCGCCCTCCAGGGCGCCGCCCGCGACGGGATCGAGGCCGCGAAGGCCAAGAACACCCGCGGCTACCGGATCGGGGGGATCGTCGCTGCCGTCGGCGTCTCGACACCGCGGCGTGGCCCGCGCGGGCTCGACGTCGCGATCATGTGGCGCGACTTCCGCGCGATCTTCTTCGAGAAGGGCACCTACCGGAACCGGCGCGGGAAGCTCTCCGCGCGCACCCAGCGCGCCGAAGGGTCCGCGGAGCGCGGCGGTGTGCAGCCGGTCCGGTTCATGGCCGCAGCCCGCCGCGCAGCGCGAGCCACCATGATCGAACACATCAAGCGCGAGATCCGTCTCTGATGTCGCTCAGCTCGTTCCGCCAGCAGGTCGCAGCCCAGATCGCCGCCGCGGTGTCTGTCACGACCGTCGTGGACGGCCGCGTCGAAGGCCCGGTCGCCGAACGCGACCTCGTCTGCTCGTGGCCGGTCGCGGTCCGCGAAGCCGACGGGCAGGCCGACGAGGAGGAGCTCGAGATCTGGGTGCGGGTGTGCAAGCAGGCGCTGCAGCAGCATGACCCGGCGGTGCCGCTCGACCCCGGCCCGCTCGAGACGATCGTCGAACAGATCCAGACGGGGCTCGTCGCCGGCCAGACCAGCTCTGGCCCCTGGTTCCTGCGCCCGGTCGAGCTGCTCGTCGACCTGGACGCGCGCACCGTCACCTGCCGGGTGATCGGACGCCAATACAACCTCTTCACGTCCAGCTGAGTTCGGTGCGCGGCTGCCGATAGGCGGGAACGATGAGCAAGGTCGCCTACGAGCCCGCCGAAGGGTTCACCCGTGTCGAGCTGACCGTGCAGCACCTCGACGAGCCTGTGGTCGTCGACGGCACGTTCGAGACCGACGACCTGGTGTTGCAGCGCGAGCTCGACGAGCACCCGTGTGTGCGCCGCGCAGAGACCAAGCCACGCAAGGGCGGTGAGCAGTGAGCGGCATCTCCTCCAGGATCGGCACGGTCGCGTTCGCGAAGCAGACCGCGAAGGGCACCGCCGCGGCGAACCCGGCGGTGAAGCTGATGATGAACGGTTCGCCGTCTCTGGCGCCGGTCAAGGAACGCGGCCGGTTCGCGATGACCGACAGCGGCCGCGACCAGGGCCCCGGGTTCACGTCGGGGATGCGCGTCGAGGGCGACATCCCCGTGTACCTGCACCCGGACGCGATGGCGAACCTGCTCTACTACGCGCTCGGGTCGAACGCTGACAGCGGCACCAACCCGAACTACACGCACACGATCACCCCGGCCAACGACGTGCCCTGGGTGACGATCTGGCGGATGGTCGGCGGGGTGATCTTCGAGCAGTTCGTGGACTGCAAGGTCAACTCGCTGCGGATCGAGGGCCAGGCCGGGCAGCCGCTCACCGCCACCCTCTCCGTGATCGGGATCACGGCGAACAAGCTCGCCTCCGACACCGCCCTCGCCGCGGTCACCTCACAGCCCTACATCTACCCGGAGTCGAACGGGCTGCTGAAGATCGACACCGTCGCCCAGCGGATCTCCGGGTGGTCGATCGGGGTCGACAACGGCCTCTCCGGGTTCCAGGCCGACGACTACTTCTTCTCCGACATCGACCCCGGCGCGCGCACAGTCACCGCCTCGTTCCAAACCCGCTTCACCGGGCTCTCCGCGTTCCCCGACTACCAGGGCTTCTACTACGGCGCCGGCAGCGTGCTCACCCCGACGGTCGGCACCCACGCGATCGACTTCACCGTGCAGCGCACCGCGAACCTTTCGTTGCAGCTGCTCGCGCCCCAGGTGACGTATGCGGCGGTGCCGGTTCAGCCCGACCCGGGCGGCGCCCCGATCGGGCTGGAGATCGCCTGCGAGGTCGAGAAGCCCTCCGGGTCGCCGATCGTGACCGCTGTCGTCAAGGACCAGAACACCACCGTCGGCTAGGGAGGCAACACCGTGAAGCTGATCAACCTGCTCCCGGCCGGCCGCACGATCAAGCTGCTCCCGCCCGAGCTCGCCGAGAGCGGGGTGCGGTTCGACGAGCACGGCCGCCCCTACCGGCTGCACCGCGGCCGCCGGATCCCGGTCGTGTCCGGCGGGGCGACCTGCCTGCTCTACTCGGCCGCGACCGGCGGCGACGTCGCGCTCTCGGCCGCGACCGCCAAGACGGTGCTGAACGTGATTGCCGCGTCCGGCCGGATCGTCGAGATCACCGAGATCGGTGTCGGATTCGACAACACCGTCACCACCAACGAGGCCGTGGTTGTCGAGTTGTGCAAATCGACGCAGGCGACCGCGGGCACCTCGACCTCGGTCACTCCAACCCAGATCGTCGGGCCCACCGTCGCCGTCGCCGCGACCGCCGCGAAGAACTACACCGCCGAGCCGACCGTGCTCACAGCGATCCAGGAGTGGCAGATCGAGCCGAAGTCCGGCCAGCTGATCGAGCAGTTCCCGCTCGGCGAACAGATCGTCTCCGACGTCGCCAAGGCGGTCGCGCTGCGCTGCACCGCCCCGAACGCGGTCAACGCCCGCGCCTACCTGAAGTTCCGGGAGTGAGATGGCTGTCAGGTTGATCCTGCGCGCGACCGGCACCGGGAAGCAGGACATCGTCTCGATGTTCGCGACCGAGCAGGAGGCGGTCGCGCAGGCGGTCTCCGACATCGTCTCGGGCCACCGGGAGCCGCTCGAGGTGCGCGACGAGGACGGCCTCGAGGTGCTCGTGTCCAACAGCCAGCTGCGCGCCGCCGCCGCGAGCACGTAACGGGAGCGCCCCGGGGTGGCGTTCACGAGCGTCACCGAGGTCGGCACCGCCGAATCGGCGGGCACTGCCGGCACGACGCTGACGATCACCTTGTCGGCCGGTGTCGCGGCCGGCCACGCCGTGATCGTGTGCGGCGGCGGGTTCCAGCCGGTCTCCTCCGTCTCGGACAGCCGCGGCAACACCTATGCGGTGGCCGGCACCGCCTCCGACGGCAGCAAGTGCGGCTCGATCGCCTACTGCGCGAGCGTGGCAACCGCGCTCTCGGCGGGTGACACGATCACGATCACCTGGGCGTCGTCGGCGACGAACGGGTGCGGGAGCGCGTTCGACGTCGCCTACACCGGCACCTTCAGCTTCGACGCGGGCGCTACCGGGGCGACCTCCGGCACCGGGAACGCGTCGGTGACCACGGGGTCGACGGGGACGCTCGCCGACCCGAACGACCTCTACTTCATGGCGCTCGGCCGCGACGGGGCCTCCACGGTCACGCTCACCCACACCACGACGGGGCTGACCGACGGCACCAAGGTGTCGACCTCGGCCGGGACCGCGCGCTCGCTGCACACCGCGTACAAGATCCTGTCGGGAGACACCTCCAGCCAGACGTACGCCGGCACCCTTTCGGCGGCCCGCAGCTGGGGATGCGTGCTCTCCCTGTTCCGGGCGGTGGACGCCTCCTCCGACCTTCCGCGCGGGCGCGCGGTGGCGCTGCAAGCGGTCGCGCGCGCGTCGAGGTGGTGAGCGCACGGTGGCAAGGCCAGGACGCGGCTACCGGTCGCACCCGTCGACCGCTACGGCGCCGCTCGAGCAGCTCGCCGCGCCGGCGCCCGCCGGCCAGGCGCGCGCGGCGCGCGACACCCGCCGCGACCTCGGCTTCCGGGCGCGGCGGCTGTTCCGCGCCCGTGTCGGGGGCGACTATCGCGCACCGCTCCAGGGGGCAGCGCCGCCGCCGCCCGAGCTGCCCGCGCGCGGACCGCTCCTCGCCTGCCGCCCCCAACGCGCCGAGGCGCGCCGCCGGCGGCGCCAGATCGAGGTCACGAGCTGGCCGTTCCCGGCGCTCCCCGGCCAGCCCCCGGCGGCGCAGGCCCGCGCGGTGCGCCCGTTCCGGCGCCGCGAACGGTTCCGCCGGGCCGGACGCTGGCTGCTGCGCCGCGCCCCGCTCGAGGGGGCCGCCGCTCCACCGGCGACGGTCGGGTGCGTCACCCTCGCCGAGACCCTGTTCGCGACTGTCGCGGTCACGGAGACCACGCCGATGACCGTGACCGCGACCGAAACGCTGCGCGCCACCGTCGACACGAGGGAACGCCAGTGCTCGCTCGCGCCGTGAGCCGATAGACGAGGCGATGGCTGAGAACGTGTACGACGTCGGCGACCAGGTACGGCTCACCGCCACGTTCGCGCTCAACGGGGTCGGGACGAACACCACCGCCGCGCTCAGGATCCTGCTGCCCGACGGCACCACCACCTCGCCCACGCCTGTCTCCGACGGCGCCGGCGTCTACCACTACGACCTCACGCTCACCCAGCCCGGACGCCACCGCTACCGCTGGTCTGGCACCGGCACCGTCGTCACCGCCGAGGAAGGCTCGTTCCTCGTGCGCACCCAGACAGTGACCTGACCGCCGATAGGCCAGCAGCGATGGCACCCGACGGGGAGATCCAGGCGCTCGCACGGCTCGTGCGCACCCGCGTGAAACGCCTCTACCGCGATCTCGAGGAGCTGCGCCGGCTCGCCGGGCGCCTCGACGACCTTCTCGACACCTCGAACCAGGAGGACACCCGTGACCAGCGATCAGAAGCCGTCCACGCTCGATGAGATGAAGCTCCTGCGGGAGCTCGTCGCTGTCGGCCCTTCCGGGCTCGTGTACCGGCTGCGGCCGCTGAACCTGGAGCGGTTCGCTCTGGCCGGCGGGCTGCCGTCGCGTCTGCGGCGGATCGCGATGGAGGGCGCCGATGCGGTCAACCGGCTGTTCGCGACCGACGACGACGAGGAGCTGTCCGAGCGAGGCGAGGAGATGCGCGGGTTCCTCGACCGTCTCGTCCGGATGGTCGTGCTCGAGCCGGACCTCTCCTCCGAGGAGGCGATCGAGCTCGTGCCGCCGCCCGACTACCGGTGGCTCGTGTCGGTCGCGATGGGCGAGGTCGACGTGGACGGCGAAGGGAACCGGCTGTGGGGGAGGGAGCGGCTGGCGCGGTTTCGACGCGCTGCTGCGAAGCGATGACGCGGTGCAGAGGATCGGGCTGGCCGTCGCCGAGTACGGGCTGCCGTTCCCGCCGCTGTGCGACGACCCCGGCGAGCTGTGGCTGGTCGCCGAGGCGTTGATGGCCCGCTACCACCAGATGCGGAGCCGCCATGAGCGCGAACAACAGGCGCGAGAGTCCGCGCGCGTCCAGGCCCGCGACCTGATCCAGCAGTACCGGAGAGGCGAGGAGTTCTGATGGCGCTCGGTGTCGGCGGCGGCACGGTCGCGGTCGCCAAGGTGGTGCTGACCGCGGACAACCAGCAGCTCCGCCGCGGGCTGCGCGAATCGCAGACCGAGGTGAAGCGGCACACCTCGGCGCTCTCCACGCTCGCGAAGGCGGCGGCGGTTGCGCTCCCCACCGCGGCCGTGCTGGGATTCGCGAA